GGAGTTCAGACGTGTGCTCTTCCGATCTGAAATAAAGGAATAATATCTTTTAATAATTTATATTTTCCTCCAGTATAATTAAGAGGACTTTTAATATATTTTTCCATTAATACACCTTAAATATTAATCTTCAATCTTATAACAAATTAACTCTTTCCCATAAGGAAGTTGCTCAATCATATGGCAAAAAGTGCGCCAATCGTCTAGTTTATGGTTGCGCCGCCAAGCATAAATATTTCTAAGAACTTCGTAATTTGCTGTCCAAGTTCTTTTTTGATTATAAGTACTTGGTAAAAGTTCAATCATTTGCCACCAATAAGTTTTATCCTCAGTTTTAAGAAATTTTTCTCTATTTTTATTTAGTTCTTCAATTACAGTATCTAAGACCTTTAAAGAATTTTCATTAAGATGTTCGTGAGTAAAATTATCTCTAGTAAATTCCTCACTATGAATCTTATGCATTGTACTACAAGAATCAGCTACAGTATTAATTTTATAGGTGTCCATTTCCTTCCACCAGGATAAGGGCGCTTCAATATCCATACTAACGAAAATTTGCCTCATAAATTTAGAATGGACTGGACCAGCACTAATTAGCCTTTGCGCGAGATCTAAATCATCATTTCCTATTGCATAATTATTTTTAACAAAATAATCGCCAGTATAAAAACAGTGACAATTTCTTTTTGATTTATAAATTCCGCAAAAGTCGGGATTACAGTCATCGCATTGAAAACTATCACTTTTTACCCAACTATTCATAGGATTGCGCATTCCACGCAAAGCCCCCCTAAAATTAAAAACTTCAATATTGCTAATATTAATCATATATAAAATTCTCCTTTAAACTCTTTATATCTATATTATAATATAAATATAAAAATAAATCAAATTTACAATTATACTCGCATATTTAATCCATAAGAATCGGTCTCAAAAAACTTTATCCAGTAAGATTCTCTTTCTAGCAATTTATCTTTATTAACTTCTTCAAGAAGCTCAAAAGTAAAACTCTCCGCGCCCTCTTCTTTCATTAGAGTATAAAGCTGATTTTTTGCTATACTGCCTATTTCAAGAGAGCTTTTAATATGTTCAGACCATCTGTTTGCTACATCTACGGATTTTCCTATATATGCCTTATTATTTTCAGCATAAGTTATTTTATAAATTCCACTAACCTTTTTCGCGCCGAATATTCTTCCAATTAAATCTTTATAAGGAGTTTGATAATAAGTGGACCAAATTAACTTATTTAATATTTCTTTATTGTTAAGTCTTGGCTCAATTAACTTTAACTGTTTAATGTCTTCTTTGTCAGCAGTATTAATTTGTAGCATATAGAATTTTTTATTATCTTTTATTTCTTCTTGACGTTTTTGTTCAGCAATTATAGTTTCTCTATTTCTTTTTAGTAATTCTAATTCTTCTCGAATAGTGTCTATATCTGCTTTATATTTATCTTTATTTTCTTGATATTCAAGTAATAGTTTTTGTTCTTCTTGAATAAGTCCTTCTCTAACTCTTTCGAGATTTTTGTTATAATATTCTTCAACTTTAGCGTCTATTTCTTTCTTAGAATTTTTTTCAAGTCTATCTGCTTCTTGTTTTGCTTGTTCTATTTTGCTTAGAATATTATTGTAGTCGCTTGTAATTAGGCTAATATCTTTAGCTAATTTTCCAATAACTTCTCTTTTTTCTTCGACCTCTTTATTATATTTGTCTAAAGCTTCTTTATTTATTTTAACATTCTCTTTTTTAATCAAAGTGTGACCGACTAAACAGCCAAAAGCAAAAAATAAGCTAAAAAATAAGAATGAAATAATTAATAATTTCATTAATACCCTTCATCCTCAAAAGAATTAGAAATCTTATCCGCAATTTTAAGTTCAATAGCTTCATCAGAAAGAATCCACCAATCATCTTTTATATGAGAATTATAGAGATTTTCATCAATATTAGTTTTTGATAATACGATTTTTTTAATTATTTCTCTTTGCTTTTTATAAAAATCCGCTTGATTCTGAAATTTATTAGCATCGCCGCCAATACTTGCACTACCTTCGTGAAAAAGAAAGCTAGCATTTGGATAAGTCATTCTCTTATGACCTGAAATAAAAATTAAGAATCCTCCGCTATATGCACACCCAATATTAATGGTATAAACAGGAGTTTTAGAAAAACTAATCGCATCTATTACTGTAAAAGTAGAGGTTAAATATCCGCCAGTAGAATTAATAAAAATTTTAATAGGCTTTCTTTGCTCGACGGGAATTTGAGCTTCTTCATCTATATAATTAAAAAATCTTATAGAATTACTCACGATTGTGCCAGTATCTTCTTCAATACTTTCAATTAAAATAGAACGGCTTAATATATCCGATACTTCAAATAACTTATCAGCACCTTCCATTTTTACAGTACTAAGATATTGTTCATAAGCATCCCATATAGTTCTTATACTCTTATTCTCCATCTACTCTCTCCTTTAAATAGCAATATTTACATTTCCCATTCTCAAAAATGTGACTGCATAATTTTTGTAATTCATCGAAGCGTGAATTTAATATAAATACCTCTTCATTTAGAATAAAAGTGCTTCCAGGAATATAACTTTCCATCTTTTCTCTTATAGAATCTATTTCTACTTTTATCTCTTCATTTGTCATAATAACCAAATACCTCCTTTTTCTTTTATATTATTAGGAACTACATTAATTAACTCTCTTAACTGACTATCATTTTCTGCGATTTCTATTAACCTATTTCTTTCAAATTTAGAAAACTTTTTTAAATGAGAGGAAAAACTATCTTTTGAAGAACCTCTTTTAATCCAATGATCTAAATATTTAAAAATATGGTAATAATTTTCGTTTGGGATATCTTTATTAACTAATATTTTAATTTTTGCGCCAATTATTTTGATATAAATAAGGCGATTTAAAATTTTTATTAATTCGTTTTTTAAAAAAATATCGCCGTAATTATTGCTTTTATCTACCCCAAGTTTATAATTTAAAGCACTGCTAAATCCTTTAGATACTTTGCATAGCTCTTTAAATTCTTTATTTGAGAGGTCTTTTGAAAAAATAATTTGCTCTTGAGGCGCATACCATTTTTTAGAGCAAAGTCTTTCTGCCTCTTCTATTGAAGTAATTTTAATAGGATGAATTAAATAAACTTTTTGGTAAAAACCAAAAGGGAAACTATCAAGAACTTCTATAGAGTCTTTTATATTTAGAATATTTGTGTCATAAACATAAACGCGAGTATGACTTTTTGTTTGAAGATAATTTTTAAAATTTTCATTACAATTAATATTATCAGTTGATAAACGAATAAAATTACTGTTTAAAAGAATTCTTTTTTGTTTCTCAATGGCGGCTGAGCCTATAAAATTCCTTTTAAAAAAATTATCATAAATACTAATATCAGGTATACTATTTTCAATAGTATCTTCTAAAGGCGCATATATTCCATTTGTAAAAGATAGTCCGCCATAAGAACATCTTTTATCTAAAATTAAAGAAGAATAATAGTCTGACTTTGGATTATCTTTTCTTAAAAACAATTTACTATATCTCTCATTATCCTCTAAATTTAAAAGTAACGATACGATATTTTTATTTTTTTTATAATAAGAAGAAATCTTCATTACTTCTAAATTTGGAATAAAATCTTTGATAGGAATAGAAAACGCGTCTTGGTCTATAATTCCAATTTCCATATTATCCTCCTTTACATATTTTATAGTAGTATAGGAATTAATTTTAATTCCTATACTAAATATTATTTCTAATCTTCTAAAGTTCTAGTATTTTGGATTTCTAAAGTCCCATCTTCAAAAATATTTGTTATTAACTGAATAGGATGCTTATATTGACTGCTTTTATAAGTTTTTATAACCCATTGGTCGCCTCTTCTAATACCAGTAAGAAGTAATTTATTTCCGCGCGTAAACCAAGATTTCTCAACAATTTTTTTTGCTCCATCTGGAAGTCTTTCACTAATTTGTTTATCATATTTAGCAAATTGCGCTTGATAAATCTTCACATTAACTACTCCATATTTTGTTAATAATGAGATAGAATTTTTTGCTTTATTCTTATCTAAGACAGTCCCTGCTATTCTATGGAGTTTAAATAATGGAACTTGTTTATCTCCAATAAAAATAAAGTGATCAAGTTCTGGTTCTTCAGGGAGCTTGTTAAAATCACAAATATTATAAGTCGAATCTTTTATATCCGCTAATTCGTGCCTATGAAGATAAAAACTAATACTATCCATTTCCCATTTACTAATATTTCCTAAACAGTATTTTTCCCAATTTTCGTTGAACAAAGCCTTATTTAATTCTTCTAAAATTTCATCTTTATTAGCTTTTAAATAAGCTCTAATGACATTCATTTTTATATTATAAATAGAATCCCAATCAGTTTGTTTAATTAAAGGTCTATCTTTAAATTCAACTAAATCCATATCGAAATTTTGTTCATAGAAATAAAACGCTATTTCATCAAGATAATAATAACTTTCAGTTTTACATTTCTTTAAATATTTATTAAAGTTATATACTTTAATTTCAAAAGTAAATTCTTTAGGAAGAAGATTATATTTAATCAACATCTGCATATTTTGGAGAGTTAATCTTTTTTTCTTATCAGTAATAGAATCTATATAATCTCTCATTATAGTTATTCTATCTTTTCCGAAACTATCAAAAGCACCAGACTTAATCAAAATAACCATTTGAGGTTTATTCACTTTTACTTTTGATAAAAAGTCTTTGATAGAAGTATAAGGTCTATTATTAATTATTTGATTAACTAAATCGTCTCCTATTCTATTAATTCCTTTAATACCATAAAGGATTTTACCTTGCTCTCTATCGGGAACAAAAGTAAAAGGAGATTTATTAATATCTGGCGGCGAAAGTAAAACACCTTTTTGTTGCATCGTTCCTATTGCAGTAGCTATTTTACCATAGTTAGTATTTCTTGCTTTTTTCTTATTCTTTTGATCAGTCTCTTCTTCTTCTGATTCGTCATTGCTATTATCATTACTATCTGATAGAGATACAAGTTCGGAAATAGCGCTTTCATCATTTTTATCATTTCTAGTGTTGTCATTTTCTTCTTCCTCTGCATCTTCATTACCTCCACTGTTTGTGATTAGGCAAGCGCAATTCCAATAGATACTTGGAAATTGCATTGCTAAAATAAGTGTTTGTATACCAACAAAACTATATGCGAGTGAATGAAGAATGGAAAAACTGTCATATAATCACATATTCCTATGTGTACTGACTATATTTTAACTCGTTCTAACTAGAACGCCAATACCCGTTTCAAGTACTGTGTCAATAAGTACCTTACTCAAAGATTAACCTTTGATAGTCGATACAGGCTTCATCTTAAAGGATATATCAAATTATCATCTTTATGGGTCTCTCCATTGTTTATTCTTCTAACTGTCTCTTGACTAACGCCAGTTTCAAGCATTATTTCTGCTTCTGAACAAGAAGAATTTATTAAAAGTTGTTTGACTCTGTCTGCTTTCATTTGATAAATATTTTTTTCTCGAATTGGATATTTCTCAGATAGACCTTTTCTTAGAGTTCCTCTATTAATTTTTTTTACTGTTGAATAACCAATATTTAATTTATCTGAAATTTGCTTTAATGATAATTCTGAATATTTTAATAAATCAATCAATTCTTGGTAGTCTTGGTTTGTTTTATAATATTTACGAATTGGATATTGTTCTTCTTCTTTTTTAAAAAATATGCCATTATTTATCATTGAAAGATATGATTCTCCAATTTTATATTTATAACAAATATCTTTAGTAGGTTCTCCTTTTTTTAAAGCATCTTTTATTTTTTCTGCCTCTGTCTCATCAATCTTTCTTTCAATTCTAACACCGTCTCCTCCTAAAGTTAGATTATATCCTCCATTTTTAACAAAAGAATTTAATTCTTTTATCCAAAATTTTTCTCTTTCATTTACAAAGTCGGCATCTTTGCTGTCTATTTCTTCTAAAACTTGAAAAGAAAAATTATCTAATCCATATTCTCTTAATTTTTTATGAAATAGTAAATTATAATCTTCTCTGTTAGAATTTAAAGCAGAACACTTATGTTCTCTTCTTCTTCTTTCAATATTATTTGTTTGACCAATATATTTATGATTGTTTATTATATTAGTATAGCAATAGATATAGTACATTTCACACCTCTAATTGCTATTTATAAGATGATTCCCACGGGATCGTCCTTCTTATAAATAGTTTTTATTTTTCTATTTTATAAGTGTTGGATTCAACCGTTAGCTCTAATATTTTAGAACCCCTCTGACAAGAGGAAAGGGTATTTGATAGGGCAAGTTTCTTACCCCATTTGGGGACCCATAGTAGTCTCCCATACGTATTCTCCAAACCTCTTATTTGGACATTGAGAAATAAATTTTTCTTTTAACTCTGGAATACGGCTCATTTGTTTTTTAGCTACAATTTTACGAGCATCATTCGCTTCTTTAAGAGAAAATCTAGCGATATCCTTATCCATACATATTAGCATAAGGTCTTCTTGCATCGCAGGAGTGCCATATCTTGGCAAATAATATTTCTCAAGAATACTAATTTCTTTATCAGAAAGACCTCTTTCTTTAACTTCTTTATACCATTCGTTAATATTATTCTTTAAACGAGTATATCTATCTAAAGGTCTTTCTTTATCTTTTTCTCCCATCAATCTCATTAATGAATTTGCCATCATCATTTCAATAGGATTATTTGGTTTAATCTGCTTCGCGGCTTGAAGTCCGACATCACTGTTAAATTGAAAAACGTCAAGGACACTTCCTTCAGATAGCGCTTTCCAAACTCTCTCGTCTTTAAGATTAATTACTTCAGGATGGAGGTATTTTTCATAGGCGGCGCGCAGAGACAAATCTGCTGGAATTTCATTATCCTTCTGTAATAATTCTATACAGTTAATAATTTTGTCGCATATTTCCGTAACTAAAAAATCGTATTTAACGTCTCCTAAACACTCGTCCATATGTAAATCAAATTGTGTTGTTAAATCTCCACTAGGACTTCTCATTATTGCGCTTGTTTCCCAAGGCGATTCATTATAAAGAATTACTCCACTAGCGTGTTGACCTCTTTGACAAACAAGACCTTCGATAGAAGTCATTATATCTAAAAGACCATCGTACTTCTTTACTTCTTGCAAAAAGGCTTTAACAGGTTTTCGTCCTTTTTCTTCATTACCATTAATAACATCATTTAATGACCATAGGAAGCCTCTCTCTGCTGGTATAAGACTTGTCATATATTGTCCAATATCAACGTCAATACCACTAGGAAATTCTTGAGAACGATATCCTCTACAAGCAGTTAAAATCGCACTTCGAGTGCCTTCTGTTCCAAAAGTCGCAACTTGAACGACGTTTAATTCTCCGCGTTCTTCTCTAATTTTCTTAAAAATTAGTTTTCGTTTACTTGGCGCTAGATCGATGTCTATATCAGGCAATTCAATTCTTTCTTTATTTAAAAATCTCCAATAATCAAGATTCCACTTTACAGGATCTAATTGAGTTATACCTAAGAGATAATTAGATAGAAATCCGACAGCAGAGCCGCGACCTGGTCCAACAATACTTCCACACTTCCAAAACAAATCAATATAATGTTGAAAAGTATTAAAATAAGCAAATAGACAGTTTCCTAATTTATTACTTATCGTTTTAATTACTTCTGCTTCTGTTTCAATTCTACTAATATATTCTTCTTTAGTCCTATTTATTTTAAAAATAGGATTTTCTTTATCAATAGAATCTAAATCTAAATTTTCCCAAGGCTCACGTTTCATTAAAGAATCTAGGCATTCGTTAATCCAATATCGCTCTTGAATATTATCAGAAAGAAGGAGTTCTTTAATTGTCCTCCAATTATTATCTAATTCGTCTTTTAAAGAATTGTTTACTCCAAAATAACTTAGACTCTTAGGATAATCTTTCACTTTTACTTCAGGGATTATGGAATTATGAAATAAATCATATTCTTCTACCTTATTGTAGATTTCCATCGTATTCGCGCAAAGTTCTTTAAATTCTTCTTCTGTAAAATCAGAAGAAATATTACCGAACATTTCAATATTATCCATTAAGTGAGTCGTTGCGTAAAAATCATCTACTTCGCGCTCTCCCTCTTTAGAATTAAGATACGATTTATGGATTGGTCTATCTTTAGCGGTCAAATAATGCGCATCTGTAGTAATAATCATTTTGATATTAAAAGCTTTCGCGATATCTTTGATTCTTCTATTAAATGCGATTTGTTCTTTAGAATATTTATTTGGTTGAATTTCTATATAGAAATCTTCTCCAAATAAATCTAAACAAAAATTTAAAAAATCAGAGATTTGAGTCTTAGTTTCAATAATACTTTTTTCTGTATCTAAACCGCCAAGTTGTTCAAGACGAATTAATTTTAAAACTAAATTTGCGAGTTCTCCGCCAAGACAAGCGGTTGAAGCAATAATATGACCTTTATTAGATTTAATAATTTTAGAAAGTTCTTCTTTTAAAGTGGGAACTCTTTCCATCCCTCTGTCAAAGTATGAATTATACCAGCTTTGAGAAGATAATTGTCTAAGTTGCTTGTGACCGATTGTATCTTTTGCGATTAAAATAAAATGAAAGTATTTTTGAGATTTTTCACGAGTGTTAGTTAAATAAATCTCATTTCCACATAAGCATTTAAAATCTTGGGGAATTTTGCCTTCTTTTTTTAAGCTTTCTTCTAATTTTAACCACTCTACGTGTCCACTAAGAATTTCGTGGTCTGTTAATGCTATTCCTTTTAATCCTATCTTCGCTGCAGTTAGGATTAAGTCTTTTGGACGATTAATCGAATCTAATAAACGAACGTTGCTAAAATGGCTATGCGCGTGAGTTTCGCATCTTTGAATATCTTGCAAAAATAGGTCAACTCCTTTCTTTACTTTTATAATATAATTATATCATTATTTCTATTAAAAATCAAAGATAGAATTTTCAGAAATATTATAATCTTTAATTAAAATTTGTGGAGATTCTTTACCCATCCAGCTATTAATATTTGGTGTTCCTATTATCGTAAGAGAAGAATTCTCATTTTTAGATAAATCTTCAATTAACTTGTCCGCTTTAAACATAATAAAAGTAATATCATTTTTAGTAATACGAATAGTATTTTTGTTCCCACCGCAAATAGAAAAATCTTTTGGAGAAATCATAATATCTTCAACTACAATAAGAGGTTCTTCGCATCCTTTTCCAAAAATAGTATTATCTTGACATAAGTCAAAAATCATATTATTTAATTTGTCTAAATTAGTGCTATCAATGCAGAAATCTGCGCTATATATCCCCTCATCAAAATTAATATCTTTTAATTGTTTGTTTGCGTAAGAAATAAATTTATCAATATTTTTATAAAGTAGAGAATATCCTGCTGCATTGGCGTGACCTTCTGCATATTCAAATAAATTACTATCAATTAAGAATTGACGTAAATCGCTTAATCCTCCATTATTAACACCTCTTAAACTTCCCTTTAAATATCCATAGTCATCTTTTCTCCCTAATAATACTGGCTTATGGAATTTAGAAACAATTTTCATAGCCAATAAGCCCGTTAAAGTTGTATCAATAGAATCGTCTTCTATTTCAGAAATAATTATAGCATTTTCATTTAACCCATTTTTCAGAATATCAAAAGTGATTTTTTCTATTGCTTTATCAAGCATTCTGTTTTGGCGCGCCCGCGCATTACTGCAATTTCTTGCATTTTGTTCTGCAACTGATTCAAACTGACCTTCAACCACTTTATTTCTACTAATTTTAGGAATCATTTCATTGCCATTTATAAAAGCTTTAAATAGTAATTCTTTTTCGGCGGGCTTGCCGACTCTTATTATTGCATTTACTAAAGGAGTTATATAAAAAGATACGTCTGTAGGAGTTAAATTATCTTTATCTTTTATAGAAAAAGATTGTTTATTTATTAATTCTATTAAACCTGGATTTTTTATATTAGATAAACCTTGAGAAATAATATATCTATTTTCAAGATTATTTATGTTCATCATATCTCCAATAATCCCCACTGCGGCGAGGTCAATAAAATTGTCTGCTTTATTAACTCCTAATTTATAATCTAATGCTTTAAGAAATTTGAATACCACACCAGCACCAGACAAATCTTTATTAGAATAAGATTCGGATAGTTGGTTATTTACAATAATTGCGTCCTCACTATACTTTTCTGCTTCGTGATGGTCTAAAACAATAACAGGTATTCCTACATCTTTCAGTCTCTTATGATATTCATAATCATTACTACTAGCATCTGGAATTAACACTAAATCAATTTTTTGTTGAGAATTTTCGATTTCTTCTATCATATCCTCTAAACCGTGTTGTTTGCCTGAGTGGATTTTATAATCTAAATTAGCTTTAGGAAATTGTTCAAGAATATAATTATATAACATTGCCGAAGAAGTAAAACCATCTTCATCGCAGTCAATTATAAAAAGTATATTTTTTTCTTCTCTTAGTTTATTTATTAATAAATCAGTTGCTTCTAAAATATTGTCTAAACCATTAAAATCTAGCAAATTTTTTTCTGTAGGATTTAAAAAATCTTTATAATTATTAATACCTCTTTCTTTTAATAAATTTTCTAGATAGTTATCAGTTATCCTATAATTACATTTATATTTCATTTAACTTAAAAAACTCCTCACTTTTATTCTCCTTTCATACAGCTCTAAAAAAATATTTTTCCCTCTATCGATTGGCGAATCTTTTTCTTTTAATAATTTCTCTTTGTCAAAAATAAATGAAAAATTACAATAATTAGAATATTTTTTACAGATATTCTCTAATTTATGGAAGTAATTTCGACCTTTCTCACTATTATAATTTTGATATTCTTTATCAAAAGCAATAATTATTTCTTCTAAATCAAAATTACTTAATAATATTTTTAACTGACTTTTATTAAAAGAACTCCCGCAAGCCGCGCAACTAATATTATCTTGGAAAAAGTCATTATATTTAATAACAGATTTTTCCCCCTCAAAAACGATAACTTTCTTTTTTTTCTTTATCCCATCTTTACTAATATTAAGACCATAAAGGTTAGAAGAAAGAGGATGGTTATACCATTTACCTTCGATTTCTACAGGCTTATATTTCCCAAAATTCTCGGCTTCGTCTTTATCAAGCGCGCGACCCCTTATCCCGATTAATTTTCCCTCTATATTATAATGGGGAATAATTATTTTATTCCGAGAAATAGAATATAATATATTATATTCATCCATACTCTTGCGAGAAATTCCTTCTGCAAGCCATTCTACAGGATAATGTTTGTCAAAAATATTTAAAATATTATTATCAAAAAATTCTAAATCTGGCGTTCTTTTTTTCTTTGAATATTTATCGCTAATTTTTTTATACTCATTATTTTCAAAGCTAAGAAGAGAACTATCTATGTTTGTTTTATTTAAAATAAAATTTAAAATTTCTGAGAATTTAATATTTTTGTTTCTTAAAGAATTTACTTTTTCTATCAGAGTAAAAATATTAAAAGACTCATCGCATTCTGTATAGCAATTAAAAAGTCCAGTATTCTTATAATAATAAAGCTTCATACTAGCTTCTTCTGAATTTAAATTATGACAAATAGTAGGGAAGATTATATAATCTTCTTTATTTTCGTACCTGTCCGCGCCGAGTTCTAATACTAATTTAATTATATCTTCGTCTGTTAAACTTTTTTGTAGTTCTATTAAATTAATTTTCTCCAAAAAGAACCTCTCTTCTTATAATAAATTTCCAAATATAGAAGGCTCAGGAATTATATTATCAAACTTATATTTAGTAGGTTTATCTTCTTTTATAACCTTGTCTTCTATTTTTTCTTTAATTTCTCCGTCATTTAACAGAGAGATAATAGCATCTAGTTCTCCAATACTTCCTTCCTCAAACATAATTTGAATAGGTTGAAAATTTGGAATTTCTTTAAAACTTGCATCTGTAATAAATAGGTCTTTTTTACGGCAAGTTCCTAAATCCATATAACTCCAAATTCTCACATTATTATACCTACCCCTTCGAACTTTATAAATATCTGTAACTTGATTGGGGTTAACACCGGTTTTTTGAATTAAGATACTTAGAGTATTTAACTCTTCAGGAGTAACTTGCATTGTAATTGCGCCGATATCAATTTTATCTGCAATGCTCTTAGCGCCTCTTAAACAAGTCTGATTTTTAATACCTTTTTTATCGTCAATATCACCATTTACTTGTGTAGCAGACATTATAAATACGTTTAATTCTGCCGCAAGGTCTTTCAGAGTCGTAGAGAGCATCATGAGTATAACGTCTTCTCTCAGGCGTAAATCTCTAAACTCTCCTAATAAACCCGGGCTTGAAAAAATATAATCATAAAATATATTTTCAATTTCATTAAGTAAACAATATTTTCTAATCTCTACTTTTACTTGATTAATTGTTGGGTCTGGTAGCTGTATAATAGTAAAATTATCTTCATATATATTCATTAATTGAATTGCCTTGTATAAAAGTTCTTCTTCTTTCTCATTAAAATTACCATAAAGTATTCTTTCTTCGTTAATATCAGTCAAGTAAGCTAAAATCATAGTTTGTATTTCATCAGGTTTTTGCTCTGTCCCCACATAGAGAACTTTTTCACAATTCCCACAATTTTCCCACATATCTGTTTGAGAATTATACCTTATAGGATAAGCAATATAGCAAGCGTCTCCTATCATACTTCTTGTTTTACCTGTGCCAGTTCCGCCAGAACGAAGATAGAATTTTCCTTTTCGAGCCCCTCTCACAACAGTATTAAAGATTTCTCCTTGACAATTAACGCCTATTTCAGGACTTTCTCTTAAATTCTTTAACAAAGATTCGATACCTTTGTTTGCTTTTATAGAACGAGTATTTGTTTTATCTTCATAGAGAGATTCAACTTTTGTCAATTCTGTTTTAACGCTATTAAAAATATCCTGAACGGACATTTCTTCAAATCTTTTAATTTTATCTTCTTGATTATCCTCAAGAATACTTTCAGGATAGATTTTATTAGTATTAAAACCCATTATTTTTAAATCTCGAATAGCATTATATTTTTTTAATTTTTTATAATAATAATTAAAATTACTTAAATTAGATAAATCTTCTGCATCATTTAAATAGTCTATCCCATTATTATCTGTAAAAATTTTATAAGCTGATTCGTGATTTAATAAATAATTATCAATATCAACTACGCTTATCTTTTCGGCGCCACTCTGATAAAGATTATGAATCGCCGCGAATATATACTTTTCAAAACTAGAAGAAAAATCTTGTGGAGTTATAGAATACTTATCTACTTCTGCTAATAAAAGAGGATTCTTCATAAGAGAGCCTAATACCTGAAGTATAGTATTTTTATCTGCTTCCACATATTTACCTCCTTTATTATAAATCTTCTAAATTATAATATGTTTTTTCTTTTTTATTTTCTTGTTTTTTAACTATTAAGACTTTGGGTTTTTTATTTAATTGTTTGTTTATTTCTTCTGCTACTTTATTTTGTTTATAGTTGAGTTTTCTAAAATATTCCTGTGCCTCATCGTACACAAAGGGAACAATACCAATTCCCTCATTTGCTTTCTTCTTTGAACCGTGTTTTACTTCGTAAAAATATTTTAGAGCATTAAGAATCCCCTTATATGTATAATAGGGGTTTTTCTCTCTAAAAGTTCTAAGTTGAGAAATTATCACTGGACCAGGTTTATTCTCACTCTTAAATCCAAATAGATGTGCAACATATTTATAAATTTCTTTTTTATCTTTATATTCTTCACAACAGTCTTTATGAAAATTTTTATCTTCAAATCTAATCGCAGCATCTTTATCAACTTGTTGTTGGCAATATTGACATTTTACTAATCTTCCCATCTTATTTCCTTCCTATCAAAATAAGAGGAAGGGTAAACCCTTCCTCAAATTACATCTCTCTCATTTCTTCAACAACAAATTCAAGTAAATCTTTTTGAGGTTCCGTGGCTTCCGATAACTTCATCTTTTTACCAAAAGTTTCTTCAACTATTTTTAGTATTTTTCTCGCGTTTTCCTCATTTCCTGCTGTTAATTTTACCCAAAGACTTTTAGCTTCTTCCATCACTTCCGTAAAAGAACGAGAATTATCTTTATAGTTTAATCTGTCATCCATAATTAAACCACCGGAAATTTCCCCTTGTTTTTCAATGGCTTCTGCTAAATAATTTACTAAATTCTCATAACTAAGTTCAAATCGTTCGGGTAAATATTGGAAACGAGAACCAGCTACGATATTTTTTGTTCTTCTTGTTTGAAGATATCTTTTTCCAGTAGAGAAATCTACATCAATATAAGCTATAATATCAACCATACCATTGATAATTTTATAAGCTCTTTTCTCAAGCATAGGACATACAAAAGTTTCTCCCTCTTCTCCCCCGACAAGAGCTTTTTCTTCACTATGCGCTAAAAATACGATTCCGTATCCGAGCATTGAGATTTCTCTAAACATTTTATTAAATTCTTTTGAGCAAAGTTTGTATCCTTTACCCCATCCTAATTCAGAAATGTCCTCAAGACTATTTTGAGTACAGATATATTCTTCGACTCTTTCCCAAGCGATTGTAGCAGTATCAATAATAACTGTATCAAATCTTTCTTGAACTTGTGGATTTTTTAACTGCTTTACCGCAGATTTAAAATCAGTCCATTTTGGAATATCTTGAGCAATAATTCCTGATAGAGCGTTATACCCCTTTTCAAAGGCAAAAAGTAGACTCTTAGGAAAACGAGTGGCAAGACTCGTTTTCCCTCCTTTCGGAACAGAGTAAATTAACATATATTTACCCTTTAAATCTCTACTTATCTTCGTTGGTTCAAGAGACAATAAATCAACCATTATTTATTACCTCCTTCTTAAAATCCAAAATCTTTAGCTGAACCTTTTGACTCCTTCTGTTTCGCTTCATTTTTCTCTTTCTGCTCGTCAAGTCTTGCTTGACGTTCTTTAAGAGCCTTCTTAATTTCTTCTGCATCATAAGCGAGTTCGTCTTCGAGTGCACTTTGAGAACCAGAAGTAATAATTAATTCTTTAACAGAAATTGTTCTATCTTCAACGATGGGTTCACCAAATCCAACTTCCTTTTCTTCGTGAATAGTTCTTGAAGAGAAGTTTACTTTACCTGCGATACGGACTGTATCTCCTTCATTCCAATAGGTCTGGATATGGTTAATGGCTTCTGTAGAAGCTACAATAAAGTCAATAACATCAACTCTTCCGCCATATTGAGGGAGAATACCCTTTACGATAAGTCTTCCAGTGGGTTCGTCACTGCGAATTTCTTCTTTAATAGAACCAATAACAATTACTGCTTCAAAAACAGCCTTTTCTTTACACTCGTCTTTCTTAATACTAGTTGTAAAACTTGTTCTAATTCTTGGTGTAGAGACAAGAGCACCATTAGAACCATAAAAAGCATTTTCACCGAGTTCACCACGGTCAATTCTAATTCTTGTAGCTTGGTCTTCCGAGCCACAAGCCGCGATACTAGTATAATTTTCTTTAATATTCATAATCGCTTCATATGCAGGATTAAGAGTATCTTTCTTTGTTTTTTGAGTTGCAAAAAGATTAATGGGAATTTCATTATGCTTTGTCTCACCATTAATATCTTGCGCGACTTTTACTTTAATTTCACCCATAACATAGGGTTTACCATCTTTCTTTGAAGAACCAGTTTTAATATCTACTTCACTTAAAATTCCTTCAATACTTACTTTGTTATCTGCTTGTTTAATCATTTTTTACCTCACTTAATTTTTATACTGGTATAATTAAAGGAGAGAGTTTTTAAATAACTCTCTCCTTATATTTAAAGAAGATTTTAATTATTCAGCCTTTTCTTCAACTGCATCGGGATCAAAGTTCATACCATCTTCAGTCAGAGAGATGTACTTAACTTTAACTTCCTTTTCGCCGTCGTCTGCAGGAAGAACTACTTCCTCACGAACAGCATAACCTTTCTTGGCAAGTCCATTTACAGAACCAGTTACAACGGGAATAGTAACACCGAGAGCAGTTGCGATATCTGCACTTGTGATTTTTTCACCATAGTTATCCTTCAAAAAATTAAATACCTTACGAGAACCTTCAGTCATTGTTTTTTCCTCCATTTACTCTTTTTATATTATTTATTATTATCACAAGGCGGTTCTTTTTCCTACCTTATGTATATAATTATATATTAATTTTTAGTTTGAATCAAATTTTCTATCTTCGATTTAAGATATAAAAGCTTCAGATAAATCTTTTAACTTTTCAGAAGCTTCAATGAGTTTTTCCGCGCTACTCATAATATTTCTACTTGCTCTTAGACATACGATACCTAATAACTGGAAGTCATATTCTACTAATTCCTTATCTTCTAAAATCTTATTTTTTAAAGCAGAATATCTCTCAATAGAAACTTTTAAATCTTTAATTGTTTTAATTTCTTTTTCTTCTTCTTCTGTCTGTTCGTAAAAATCAATAGAATATTTAAACTTATCTATAATAGAATTAATCGCAGACAAGGCAGTTTCTTTATATTCTTTTATTAACGCTCTTTTTTTTAGAGTATTTGCAAAGTTATTTTCCATTTTAACTCCTCTCTATTTTAAAACTTCAATCACATATTCATTTGACTTCATTTTTTTTGAAATTGTACCTTGAGTATTTTTATTTGATAGCTGGACATCTTTTATTGGAATTTTAATAATAGATTCATTAGACACAATAATAACTTCTTTATCGTTATTATTTAGTAAATTAAAACTTGCCATAGAATCATTTTCTTTTAACTTTTGAACGATATTGCCTTTAGTAGCTCTATTACCTAAAGAGAAGTCATTATATGAAGTTCTTTTTATAATTCCATTAGAGGAAATAGTAATAATTTCTTTTGTATCTTTTGGAATCATTTTGGCGTCAACAACTTCATCATTTTCAGATAATTTAATTCCAATAACTCCAGACGTCGCGCGCCCAGTTGGATTTATTGTTTCTGTATCTATCATAAGATAATTTCCATATTTAGTCAAAATTCCAATTTCAGGAGAATCAAGTAGCAAAACTCGTCTTAAAGAATCTCCTTCTCTTAGCTTTATAGCTATAACGCCATTGGACTTTTTAATTTTATATTCTTCAAGAGAAGTCTTTTTTACTAATCCGTTTTTAGTAACAAATAAGATATAGTTATGTTTATTAACCTTATCATAAGAAACAAGGTTAGTTATCTTTTCATCTTCTTTAATATTTAAAATTTCAAAAATATTAATTTTTTGATTAAGAGGTAAGTCATTTAAATTTAAAGAATATACTTTACCTATATTAGAGAAAGCTAAACAATTACTAGTATTAGTATCTGATACCGTATCAATAATATATTCTTTTTTCTCTAATTTAATTTTTACCCCTCTGCCGCCGCGCTTTTGCGTCATAAGTGTAGTTGATTCAGAAGTATATAAATTCCCAAAATTAGTGAGATAAACAATAAGTTCTTTCTTTTCGATTGGCTCTTGGTTTTCTTGATTAATTTCGAGATTCATAATCTTTGTTCTTCGAGAGTCTCCAAACTTATTAGCGACCTCTTTTAGCCCTTTTTTAATTTCTTCCAAAAGAAGCTCTTTATTAGATAAAATACTCTCAATTTTATTCTTTTTAATAAATAAATCTTCTTGTTCAGATAGAAGTTTATTAATCTCTAAGTGCGCAATTCTTGCTAATTTAATATCAAGAATGGCTTTTGCTTGAACTTCATCAATTAATAGATACTTCTGTAAAGCTATAGAAGCTTCTTTAGTGCTATTAGAATTTTTTATAATTTTAATAGTATTATCAATATCATTTATCGCTTTTAGAAGTCCTTCGATAATATGAAGTCTATCATTGATTTTATTTAAATCAAAATAAAATCCTCTTTTATAAACTTCAATTTCGTGGTCTATGTGGGATTGAAGCATCTCTTTCCAAGTAAATACTCGAGGGAAACGCCCTTTATCAAGCGCAGTAAAATTAATACCAAAATAAGATTGTAAAGAGGTTTCTTTGTATAAATATTTTAAAACTGTATTAGGATTAGCTTTCTTATTTAGATAAATTTTAATAAGTGGCGCTGAACCTGTTAAATCATTAAATCTTTCAATACCTGGATTATTTTCACTATTAACGATTTCTTCTAACTGTCCACAAATCGTATTAGTATAAACGCCATAAGGGATTTCAGTTACTATAAAGCATCTTTCTTCTGCGTCGTAATCAACAACACTTCTTAATTTGCAAGCAGAACCAGTCCCATTCTTCATTGACTCTTTTACTTCTTCTTCGTTATAGAGAATTGCTCCTGTCGCAAAATCAGGCGCACAATAAATTTCTTCAAAAGAACAATTAGGATTATCAATTAAATGAATTAACGCTTCATTTAATTCTCTTATATTATATTGAGGAATTGAAGAAGCCATTCCGATACCAATACCTTGGGTGCCATTTACAATATTATAGAAACCTTTAGAAGGTAATACTGATGGGTATTGTTTAGTATTATCATAAGAATCGCGCCATTCTTCGATAGTATCTTTATCAATATCTTTAAATAGTAAATTTGACACTTTTGATAAGCGAGATTCTGTATATCTCATTGCCGCCCAATTACCGCTTTCGATAAGAGTACCAGCGTTACCTTTTACTTCCACTAAAGGATATCGCATTGCAAAAGGTTGCCCTGCTCTCATAATAATACCTTCGCAAGAGGAATCACCGTGGATATAAAAGTCTGCCATTGCCATACCGACAGCATTTGCGGTCTTTTTATACGGTTTTTCATTAACAAGTTTATGTAACAACATAGAATAAAAGATTTGGCGCGCCGAAGGTTTCAAACCGTCACGGACGTCTACTAGAGCACGAGATTGAAGTACAGCTCCAGTATATTGAATAAAACTCTGTTCTATAATCGATTTTAAATCAGACATTTTTATTCCTCCTTTTATTATTTATTATATCATACTATAGAATAAAAGGCTAATTTTTAACTTCACAAGTTATCTTTACTTTATCATCATAAGCTTCTAAATGAGTATTATCTTCTTCTTTCATTATTGATAAAGATGGGTTACCTTTCAACTCTGCAAGTAATTCTCCATCTTTAGAATAAATACATATTGAAGTTATTTTCTCTATTCCAAAATCATCGAACGTTGTTTCCATAGAAGCTATTTTTCTAGACTTCTCCATTTCTTACTCTTTTACCTCCGAAAAATCGACTTTATTCATAATAAAATCTTTCCGAGGAGCGACGTTTTCTCCCATAAGTTGATATAATAAATCTATTGCATATTTATCCCACTTAATTACTTCTAGTCTCTGATATTTTTCAGTAAACATAGAAGCGTGCGCTGTTTCTGCAGGAATCTCACCAAGACCTTTTGCACGAGTTACTTCACCTTTTATTGATTTGCGCGCTCGCTGAAATTCATCATCAGTAAAGTAATACTCTTCTTTACTTCCATTATTTACAATATACAACGGCGCGCGAAGCCAACAAAGGCGCCCTTCTCTAATAAATTCAGGTGCTAAATAAGTCAAAGCCGCCATTATTAATAATCCGATATGGTAACCATCTGAATCAGCATCAGTACAGATTGCTAATTTTCCATATCGCAATTTATCAGAATTATACTTGCCAGGAGTAATATTTAATGCAGAAAGAAGTAATTTTATTTCTTCATTCTGAAATATTTTTTCTTCAGGATTTGAAAGACAATTAATAATTTTACCTCTTATAGCTAAGATACCGTATTTCGTATAGTCTCTTGCTTGCGACATTCCTCCCATAGCACTATTACCTTCTACGATAAGAAGCGTAGAATTCTCACCTAAAAATTCTGCATCCTTTAATTTATCAGAAGAAAATACTTTTTTCCTTTGATTTTTCTCAATATCTTTTGTAGCATTCATAACTGCTGTTCTTGCTCGCGCGGCGGCGGCTTCAGCTCTTTCAACTTTTGTTAATAATTCAATAATTTTATTAAAATCATTTGAATACTGTTTATTCATTTGTTTAAGAGCCTCAGAGAAACAATTAGAAGCAAGAGTTCTTAAATTAGTATTATTAATTTTTGTTTTTGTTTGATTTGCAAAAGATGGGTTTGCTGCAGAGCAATTAATAACATAAAAAAGATTTTCTCTTATTGTTTCTCCTTTAAAATCTTTTTTAGATAAAGAATTAAAAGTTCGTGTAATTGCACTCCGAGCGCCAGTGATAGGAGAACCACCTTCGGGGCACATTAGACCATTAACAAAGACTACTCCTCTTTCTTGCGGCGCGCCCCATTGAAAAGCAATTTCGATAGAGTCTGTTTCATCAGAGGCTTTATTATAAATAATATTACTATGATAAGGAGAAGGAAGATTATCTTTAATAAAATCTATAATACCATTTTTTGCTTTAAACTCTTTTATTTCACCCGTGTCATTATTCTTTACAATAAAAACAATATTCTTATATAGATAAGAAATATTTTTAATATCTTCACAAATTTTTTGATAAGAAAAACCAATTTTCCCGTTTTTAAAGACTTCTTCGTCAGGAATAAACCACACAGAAGTTCCATTAGGCTCTTTTGTTTTTTCTTCTGTATAAGAAATTAGTTTTCCTTTTTCAAATTCTGCTATTGCAGTTATACCATCTCTAAAACTTTGGACAATAAATCTACGAGAAGAGAGACATACGCAAGAGCCACCAATACCATTTAAACCAGAAGAATTTTTATAAACGTTGTTATCAAATTTTCCTCCAGTATGTGCTTTCGTATAAATATCTACAAGTATATTTTGCCCATCTTCTTTTACAAGAAAAGGAACACCTCTTCCGAAATCTCTAATAGAGATAGCATTATCAAGTTCTCCAACGACTATTTCAATTTTATCTCCATAACCAGCAAGAGCTTCATCAGTAGAGTTATTTAAAATTTCTTTAAAAGCTTGATAAGTGCCTTCATTATCATCACTACCAAGATACATCTGAATTCTAGTTCTTACGCCCTCTCTAAAAGAGAGAGATTTAATATCTTCTGCGGTATAATTACCCAATCTCTAGTCCTCCTTTATTAATTTATAATATAATAAATATACTGTAATAATTAATGAAAATTCTGATATTTTCTAAAGTGAAGTTCAGAAGGAGCCATATACTTTATCCAGCTTAATGGAATTATAACTAACATATGCGAGCCATTTAATTCAAAACAGAGATTATCGCTAGTCATATATACCAAATATCCGCAGAATTTTCTTTTTATTGTTGTATTTAATAAGATTTTATCTTCCTTTATTTCTACAATATAAGGAATTTCTTTTTCAAATTTATTCATATTGTTCTCCTTTTTATTTATTTACTTATATATTTATCTCATATTTCACTATAAATAGATTCTTCTAAAATATAAATAGCGTTTCTTTCTCCATCAGCCATATCTATCGCTTCTTTTAACATATCTATTGTTAAATCTTTATTTATTTTTTTAAGATTATTTGAAATAAAATCTTTATGAGAATTAATAAAGTAATCAAAATCTAAATAACATAAATGAACTATTTCATATAAAGTTGAATAATTTTTTGAATCACAATCTGAACAATAACCAAAAGAAGTCGGTAACTTATATGCCGAATGGATATTTATTCTTCCTCTATCTTTACCACATACATCGCATTTGCTCATTAACTATCCCCTCTTTAAATATTTATCTATATACTTATATTATAATATAAAAAATAAAGAATGTCAAGTTATTCTTGACATTCTTTATCATATATAAATAATTTTTCAGTTGCTTTAAAATTATTTTTAATATTTGTGCTTCTTTTTACTTCAAGTTCCCATATTGCTTTAAAATCGTCGGGAGCGGTTTGCTCACTAACAAATACCGAATTATTTTTACTAAGCGCTCTAACCCAATTCCAAAAATGCTCATAATCCATCTTTTCTTGATTTGCATAGCCATAAATTTTAGTATTCTTATAAGGAGGGTCTAGGTAAATAACAGCACCCGAAACATCTCCTAATTCCCAATAATTTTGAGCTTTAAAATTGATTCCTTTTAATAAAGGAGCTTGTTTTTGCAAATTATTATAAGCTTCTTTATAATAATCTCTTGTTGCAGTTGGCTTTGCATATCCTCTTGGAAAACCGCCATTGTTATAACTTCCTAAGAATTCAATCGCGCCAATTTCTGCTAAAGTCATATCAGAAGGCATGATGCCATCTTTTACATAAGCTTTACCCTTATCCCAATTTTCTCTACTGCCATTTTTAGGAACTTTATCAAAATTTTCAGAAGCTTGTTTTAAAAGAGCGATTAAAGTATCAGAACGGTCAAAGCCAAATCGATTTTCACATTTTATTTTATCAATAATATTTGCTCCACCAACGAAACATTCTATATAAGTATCCGCATTAATTCTTTCAATTTCTTTTTGAAGAATAGGAACAATAAATTTAGCATATTTGCTTTTACTGCCCATATACACCATATAAGTCACCTCTATAAATTTAATTCCAATTTGTCATATTATAATTAATTTTTTTAGGTTTTATTTTCCCATTAAACCAAACTAATTTTTCTTTTGCTCTTGTAGCCGCGACATAACAAATTCTAATTTCTTCTTGATTCCAATTAATTCCACCAATAACCATTACATTTTTAGACTCTAATCCTTTTGCACTATGAATTGTTAATACTTTAACAAGGTTATCATCTATTACCTTATTTAATTCTTCTAAAGTTAATTCTGATTTTCTAAAGTTAATACAAGGAATATCGTTCTTTTGTAAAAAATTTAAAATAGATTCAACTTCAGAATTTTTTCTACAAAGAATAAACCAGTCTCTATAATCTTCGTCTTTTAAATAATCTAAAATTAAATCTAAATCTAGGGCTTCTTCTATAACTACTCCCTCTAAATTGCTTTTACAAACAGAGTCTATTGAGCTTTGATATAATTCATTAAGAAATTTTTTAGAATATTCTATAATATTTTTCCCACATCTATAATTATTGTTTAATTCGTATGTGTAGACAAAAGGATTTTCCATTAAATGAATAAAATGTTTATAATTACCTCCCTTGAAAGAATATATCGATTGACAAGGATCCCCGACCAAAAAATAAGCTTTTGGTTCTAATGTTTCAATCATAAATTCATATTCATTGTCGCATATGTCTTGAAATTCATCGACAAGAAGATGGGTAATTTTAGGGATAGCAATATCTCTATCTTTCATAAGCTCGAATAATTCATCAAATTGTTCTTCCTCTAAAATATTAGTAGTATCAATACCATTAATTAAAAGAATTCTATTTGCTAAACTGTGTATAGTTCCAATAAAAACATCAGAATTATTAAGTCTATTTCTCATTTCTTGCGCGGCGGTATTAGTATAAGTAATTGCATAAATACCTGATGGGTCAACACCATTATCTAAAAGAAATTTTAATCTTTCTACAATAACTCGTGTTTTTCCAGAACCAGGTCCAGCTACTACTAATACTTCTTTTTTATTAGTTTCAACAGCTCTTTTCTGAATATTGTCTAATACCATTATTTTCTCCTTTAAGAAATAATTTTTATATACTGTTATTATACATAGATTTTTTTATTAAAGCAAATATTAATAAAAAAATAAAAGAGAGTATAAATACTCTCTTTAAGTAATAATTACTGCTTGTCTGCCGGTTGAATTATAGGCTTCCTCTAACTTATTCTTACTTATTTTTGAAAATTTTCCAAGTGGATCGTTAATATAATAATATTCATCCGTATATCCAGTAAGAACGATGCAATGAAATTTTCTATAAGTAATTATTTTTTTATTAGTATCTTTATCAAAAAAAGGCTCTTTTTGTGTAGCAGGTTCCATATTAGTTGTAGCACTAATAAGAATTGGCGCGCCGTTCAAAAAATTCTCTAATTCTTTTAAAGTGTAACCGCTAATATCCTTTGCTTGATAATTACTATTGTTTTCTTCTAATGCTTTATTTAAAGAATTTACCCATACACCAGAGAAACACTGGAGTCCTTTCCCTTTAGAATTTCGAGGATTACCTATAAACACCTTTTGTGGATTTGGTCCAAATAATCGATTTTCTTTATAATAAAAATTGTTAGATTTATCTAAATAATTATCTGCCATATCTAATTTATTATAATTAAATCCATAAAAATTAAGTAACATAGTAACACTTGTTATTTCGCAACCAGTTGGTAATTCGGGATTTTGAAGAATTAAGGGCACTTCCCATTTTATTTCGATATTTTCTGTTTTAGAAGAGCCTTCTTCTATACGGGAAGAAGGCTCTTCAATATTAGTTGTTTCTTCTATAATTTGCGTGGATTCAATCAATTCTTGCTTTTGCACGCAACCACTTAAAATAAAAAGCAAAACAGATATTAAAGTAATAATTCTCATTATCTTGCTTTTAATTTTTGTTTAGTGGCTGGTCCAACCCATCCATCTACTTTTAAATTATTTCTTTTTTGGAAATCTCTTACTGCCCTATCTGTAGCTGGACCAAAACTTCCGTCTACTTTTAAAGAATAATTATTTTCAGAAAGTGCCCATTGAAGCCATTTAACCCCTGTACCCTTATCTCCTTTATGAAGCTGTTGAGATGGCTCTTTATAGGGATTGGTTTTTTTTGACTTAGGATTTTTTAATCTATCTATAGTTTGCGGACCAACCCATCCGTTATTTTTAATATTTTGGTCAGTTTGGAATTGCTTAACTTTCTTATCACAATCTGGACCAAAACTTCCATCAATAGATACTTTATACCCATTATCACATAAGTACCATTGTATCCATTTAACATCTTCACCTTTGTCTCCTTTGTGAAGCTGTCTGGCTGGTTCATTATAAGGGCATCCTTTAACTACTGGATTATTTTGAGGAGGAGGAGTTGGTAAAGAATTATCTTTTAAAGTTAAATTGAAATATTTAGCAATCGCGCTAGCTTCTGCTATGGCTAATTTTCTGATATTATCATTATTACTTAACCAAGTACATTCAACAGGATTGGTATGGAATCCGTGTTCAATAAGATAAGCGTATTTTACACTTGACCCTTTCACTGCACTTCTAATAACACCATAATAATCAGTATTAGAAGTATTTGGATATAATTTTGTAATAGAGCCGCCATTTCTAAAATAAGAAACTCCATTTTCTTTCATAACTGAAACAATAGCTTGACCCAAAGAGTCTCCCAAAGCTTTACTATCGTTTCTTTTTAAAGAGCGAAATACTGTTATTCCTTTTGCGGAAGCTGTCGCGGCGTCGCTATGGAGAGAAATAAATAAATCGCATTTATTATCTACCGCTATTTGACCTCTTTTACTTAAACTTGGGTCCTCATTCTGCTTATTTTTGGTTAAAATAACTTGGATATCTTTATATTTCTCTAATTCTTCTTTTAAATAGTTTGCCAAAGTAAAATTCATATTACTTTCATAATACCCTTCAATAACACCTTTATTATAGTTTATAGAATGACCAGGGTCTAAACATATTTTTAAGCTCATTCTAAATCCTCCTTATCTTCTTCTGATAATTCGCCTATTTCGTCTGGCTCGTGAATATAGCCTTCTTCTTCATTAAGTAAAAAGTCCATTTTAACTACCTCCTTTATAGTATTAATATTTTTATATGATTATTATTCAGTCTTTTTAATACTTTAAATCTTGTTTCTTCTTGAGATTTTGTTGCAATTCCATTATAAGAAGCAGTGCAAAAATCTCCAACATTAGAAGTTCCATCGTCTTTTATTATTAATTGTCCAACAAGACCGACAGGACTCCATTCTCTTCTTTTATTTCTTTCTATATATTCTTTTGATTCATCAAAATCAGGGTTTATTATTGGTTCTTTATAAGAATAACCTTTAATTAAAGTTTTTTCAAGTTTTATAATAGGCTCTCCATTTTCATTGAATTCTTCTGTCTCAACTTCGATATCTTCATATCTATCTTCGACTTTAACTTCTTTAGTTTGAATACGACCATAGATATCTTTTAAGAATCGATTATTCCACTCTTCAGGATTTCCTCCTACACAAGAGGGATTTGCAGAAATTGCGCCAATAATAAAATCTCCTTTATTTGCTAATTTTATTTTATCTCCACTATGAGTAACAAATAATCCAACTCTATCTTCATTTAACCAATTACCATCTTCCCACTCAAAATATTCTGCATAATCTGCGCCAGAGGTATTCCACGCCGCAGAAGAATAAAGGTCGTTATTTGATGTTATACGTATAGCATTCCTTCTTTTGGATGATAATCCATTCCCAATGGCAAAATCTCTCATACCTAGAGTATTTGGATTATTAAAAGCTCCTAATAATAAACAGTTAGAAGAAGAGGCTTTATCTAATAATCCAAAGCCTATCATACATGTCTGATCATTTAAAATGGTATTATTCTCTCCTAAAACTATTTTTGTATTATAACTGTTTTTAACAATACCATTATTTTTTCCAAATAAAAAAGAATTGTTCGGTGGAGTAATATAATTTCTAGTAATATCATCTATATCCGTTTGAGATCCTGTTAGAAAAGTTCCAAACACTCCTTTCTTAGAAGAAAAAATATTTTCTGTATTATTAGTTATAGAACTTAAATTTTTAGAATAATAAGCGCTATTAACAGCGACATTTTTTACAATAATACTATCATCACTACCATTTCCATCTTCGGGGGTTTGGAAAAGTTCTATTTTAAAATCCTCGGGATCGCAGATATTAGAGGATCCAATAGCTTCTTCTATAAATACATTAAAACTAGTCCAAGTAGAATCATTTTCCCCAAGTAAAAGGCTTAATTCTGCTGTTTGAGCATTAAAAGTATATTGAGTCTTATCTTCACTATACGCACCTTCTGGGCAAGTTAATGCTATTTGAGCTGTTGAAATCGCGGAAGTATTTGATATACTACATCCGGGTAAATAAACTATTTGTAAAGCGGCAACACTAGAAGTAACATTAGTATTTGTGCTATTATTTTGCCAAGTTATCGGATATCCCCAAAAAAGAATTTCTGTTGTTGAACTTGTGTCATAAAAATATATTAAAATTTTTAAAGTTATATATCCTAAATTAATATTTCTATTTTTGGGGAAAGTTATTTTAATTTTACCTTTAAGAGGGTTGTCTGCATCTTTTTTAAAACTCTTTGATTTTAAATTAGTCATTCGATGAGTTCTAACAGGAACAGCAGAAGGACCTATTTGAGAATATTCTCTTTCTGCGGAACCGACCTTTAATAAAGGTAAATCTGCGAATTTATCAACTCCATTTCCGACTTTTAATATAGAATTAGTTTTATCATAGCCTATTTCTCTATCAGTTAATCTATTAGCTGTTTTATCAAACTTATCCCAAGAGGTTTTTTCCCCGCCTTTTACTAATATTTTTACCTCATCAGCCATTATTTACTCCTTTTACTCTTTAAATAACTCTGTTTTTTCTTCTTCTGTTAAATAAGAGTTTGCTAAAATTTTTATTTTATCTATTCCTATAGAAGGTAAATTTTGAATATATAATTTGTATTGAATAAGAAGGAAATTATACATTATTTCCCTCCTCTATTTGTTGAAGAGCAATCTCTGCTATAACGTTTTCTATAGCTTCTATTCTAGATAATACAGAAACATTGTTATTTTTTATTTCTTCTTCTATAGGAAAGTCTTCAATATCTACAAATTGATTATCTATATAAGCTCTCATTTATTGTTCACTCTCCGTAGTGTTTTCATTTCTAATTCCATTTATTCCCCAAACTTCAAAATTAGTTAATTTATTAAATTTGTCTACATTATTTTTTGTTTGTATATAAAATCCATTTACTCCATTAGGCATAAAATAACTATTATCAGGGTCTAAATTTTTACTAAAGTACACATTTGTGACAAAAGGTTCTACAAAAGTATTAGAATCTTTTGATTCTGATATAGTTAAAGTAGTTTGAATAGTTTTAGAAGGAAGATATTCTAGTATTATTGTTATATAATAAGATTTTCCTTTCGTTATTTCGTAGTTATTTAAATTCATTGTATTAATTTTTTTTCTCTGCGTTGGTTTTAATGTATTTTTAGTATATACTCCAATTTGAAGATTACCGTCTGTTGGTCTCAAAGAACCCTCAGATTCTCCAAAACAAATAGTTCCATTAACTAAAATTTTTCTATATTGATTGTTGGTACATCCAAAGAAAAATATTTCTTCGTCTGAATTGTTTAAGTTTAAAGAAGAAATTAACTGAAAAGGCTCTAATTTTCTTTCTAAAATAGAACTTGAACTTATCTTATCTCCATTAATAGTTCCTGCAATTTTATCCTCTGTAATAGTTCTATTTATAATTTTATCTCCAGTTATACTATTATTTTTAATTTTATCCCCACTAATAGACCCAACTCTAAGAGAACTTTCAGAAATTGTATTTAAAGCTATTTTATCCCCAGTTATTGTATAATTCTTTATTTTTTCTTTGGTAATTGTACCATCAACTATTTTATTTCCTTCAATCGATAAATTATTTATTTCTTCCTTTATTACTTTTTTCTCTTCTTTAAGGACTCGATCTATCGCAATCCCACTTTGAGCATTTTTACTATTACCATCAAAAGCATTATCTATAGATAAGAATTTATTAGGAATTTTTATAATTCTATCTTCAAGATTTTTTATTCCATAAATTTTTACATTATCAATAATACTAAGATTAAGACTATAAACACTAGAGTCAGATAGGACAGGATTTCCTTCTTCATTAATATTAATTCCATCTGCAAAGGAAAAATAATCATTAAAAAGTGTTGGGATAGTTCCAATTTCAATTTCTTTTATAGCTGAAAAATCAACACATTCTAATTCTTCAGTATTTTTTAATTCTCCATCTTTAAAAAATTCTACAGTATAAAAATCTCCAATATTAAGCCCGATTCTTCTATTTATAATACCCATATCAGATTCTTCATCATAGTCTTCCATAGGCAAAGATAAATAATCAACTTCGACAGTCTCTTCATAAAAAGGTCTATTTTTTATAAAAGAATTTTTATTAGTATTATTTTCTAACCAATCTGATTGATTATCTTTTGTATCTGAAAAAGAGGAATTATTTAAAAATCCAATTAAAGTATTCTTTTGTATATTCTTATTCATTTAATAAGTCACCTCTGGCGTAACTTCAAATAGGCTTGGCTCTATAATAGTATTAACCATTCCATTTTCAAAGGTTAATTGTACATCATAAATATATTTTCCAAATTCAAAATCTTGTGTATCAGAGGCTTTTATATAAAATTTATTATCTTCTAAAGGGATTTGAATTAAAATAGGATTTTCTTCGTCCACTTTAATATTTTTTCTAATAGTTAAAACGCAAGAGTCTCCTTCCTCTAATTTATAAATAGTGTAAGGGGGTATTTTTGAACGAATTTTTAAATCAATAAATCCGTCATCTCCTCTGGTAATTTGAATATTCTTTCCTATAATTTTTAACATATAAATTCCTCCAATTAAAAATACACATATCTACTAAAGATATGTGTATTTTTTAGAAAAATATTATAGTTTTTTAGTTATTTATAAGTAAGTCGTTATGATAAATAGTCTTTACTAAAAATTTTTGCTTTAATATAGATTGAAAATTCACAATATTGTTTAATTCCCAATAGGGGATTCTATATAGAGGAATATTATTTAAAAGACAATATCTGTTTTTTCTTCGGTCATTCTCTTGCATATGCTTAAAATCAGAGTAAGTTCCAAATTTTGCTATATGTTTGAAATGTTGCTCTCCGTCAAATTCAATGAGCTTGATAGGGCGGCCGCAGGATAGTATTGCAAAATCAAAGCGTAAAAGAGATTTTTTAAAAGTTAAATCTGGAAAAGTATACTCTTTCTCATAAGGGATATGAGCAGATTTTAAAATAAAAGAGATTTTCTCTTCTCCTTTACTCATTCTTATTCTCCTTTTCTCTATATTCATCTAGTTTTCCAAGAAGATAATCATACTCATCATTTGTAATGCTTTCAAGAAAAATTCTATCTTTACCATAACAATAACCAAGTAAAGACATAAATTTATTAAGAATTTCGGAAAACTCTCCTATGAAGTTGCACTCCCAGCCTAAATCTGGATAAAGTTGAATTACTTTATCAATTTCAGTAGAAGTACCATAATCTAAGTCTTCTGCTTTAAGTTTAATTCTTACTTTACCTTCCATTATTATTTCTCCTCTCCAAATACTTTTTCATATAAGAATTTTTCTGAAAATTCTTGTTTATTAACATAATCAATAATTATTAATTTTATATTATTTTTATAACAATATTCAATTTTCATTTTATCGTGTAAAGCTAATTTTTCATTATAAAGCAAATTATTTTTATCATAATGCTGTTCTCCATTACACTCTATTAATTTTATTAAATTGTTATTTTCATTAAAAATAGCAAAATCAAATCTTAGAAAATCATTGTCTTTTAAATCTTTAAAAGTATATTCTTTCTCATATTTAATTTTATTATTTCTTAAAAATTTTTCAATTTGATATTCTCCAAAAGATTTAATACAACCACAAGATTTTGTATGATTATTTTTTAAATTACTTTTATTAACGACAATTTCATTTCCACAATCACATTTACAAAGAACTTTATTATTTTCTGCTTCCTGTATTATTGTTAATAATCCGAATTTTTCTCCAATAAGACTTTCTCTTTTTACACATCCTCCACAAGACTTTATTTTATTAGATGTTAAATAAGAATATCTTCTATTGCATATTTTCCCACAATCACAAATACATTCGTATGTTGGGTCACTCGGAATTTGTTCATATAATATTTTAATAACAGTTAATTTATCAAATTTTAGACCAATAATGTCTTTAATTTGTTTATGATGCCCACAAGATTTATAATGCCCATTTTTGATGTGAGGCAAATCATATTCTACCTTGCGCCCGCAAGAACACTTACATTCAACAATTCTCTGCCTGCTATCATTTCTTTTTCCAGTATCTTTTAAAATAGTTAAATCATTATAAGTCTTTCCAATTTCTAATAAAAAAGCATTGTCTTGTTTTTCTTTCGCGATTTTAGAATAAAGACACCCACAACTTTTTGTTGCCCCTTGTATTAAATTTGGTCTTCTCACTGATATTATGTTTCCGCAATCGCATTGACATTTCCATATTGAATCTTTGCTCTTTTTTACTCTTTGAGTTTCATAGTCTCTTTCTAATACGATTAATTTTCCAAAACGCTGTCCACTTAAATCTGTACTTATCATTTTAATCCCTCCAAATATAAGTGATTTTCTTTTAGAAGGACTCCATAATTTTAGCATATTTGGTCATAAGTACAATCTTTCCAAGACTTATCAGTTTCATCTCTCCAATTAATAATTCTTGCGTGCCTAAATGCTTTAGTATCAGGTTCAAGACTCATCGCTGAAATAGTTACTACTCTGTGCGCCCAGCTAGAATTATCTTCAACAATTCCTCTTTTTACCTCTTCTGTAACATTAGAAATCCAACCGATAGGAACTATTCCTTCCCCTTTTAATACGCCGATTTCTATAGAACCAGCCCATCCATAAAAAGCTCCTTTAGTGATAGGTTCGATGGGCGCGCCACTTTGAAAATCTTCATAGAAAAGACCTTCTTTTTTCTGATTATTCTTCAAGTCAAACCAATACTTCCAGTTCTCTACTTCTTTGCCAGTATACTCCCAAGTGGCTTCTTTATAATTACCAGTTAAGAAACAATCAACCTCTTTATCAAGTTCTTTCTTTACTTTAAGACTATGATGTGCGGTTCTTTTACCAAATTCATATGAGTTATCTTTTCGCTGAACAACAACACCTTCTCCACCAGACTCCAATACAGATGCGATATAATCTAACATTTCATCTGGGTCTGTGATATAAGTAGCAATTTCTATATATGGATTATTTTTTAAATAACTATTATAAATTTCTTTTGCTGTTTCTACTCTCTCAATGAGAGGATAATCGCTGATATTTTTATTATTAAAAGCAAGACAATCAAAAATATAAAAAGTTAGCTTCTCATTTTTTTCCTGTCTTTGAATTGCTTTTTCTTTTAAACATCCAAGAACAGTTGTAACCGCCCTTGATTGCTCATTGTTTTTGAGATAAATTTCCCCTAGAAGCACAGTCCCGTTAGGAACTTTATCAAATTCTTTAGCAATATGAGGAATCCATTCAATTTTTGAAGCATATTCTCCTTGGACATTTTTATTTCTAGGACGTGAGATAAGAGTTCCATCTTCTCCTTTGATTATCGCAAACCAGTTGCCGTCTTTTTTATGGGAAAGACAGAACTCTCCGCTATAAATCATATTATTAAGTTCTTCTTTTAAATTTCTTCCTTTAGTTGGAGTCCAATATTTCATAACATCGAAATCTGAACTGAGTCCGTCAATTACAATTCCCATAAATCTTCTCCTTTAAATAATTCATATCCATTTTTTCATAATCCCAGTAAGGAATTTCTATAAGTTTTATTTTATTTTTCTCGCAGTATCTTCTTTTAAAATTATCCGACTTAATTAATCTTTCATGGTTTTCTTTATTATTCCACCCTTCTTCTCTTGAAACATAATGTTGTTCTCCTTGATATTCCATAAGACATAAAATTTTATTATTACTATCAAATATAGCAAAATCAAATTTTAGGGGGATATTTTTTTCAGATAATAAATCAGAGAAAGAATACTGTCTTACAAAAGAAATATTTAGGGAAAGCAAAATATCGTTTATTTTTGTTTCTCCTAATGATTTTATACAACCACAACTATTGCATTTTCCGATTCGTAAGGTATGTGCTGAAGTAATTATTTCTCCTCCACAATCACATTTACATAGCCAATAAGCAGAACGGTCATTATTATTTTTCCTAGGTTTATCAACTTTTTTAATTACGGTAAGTAGACCAAAACGTTGACCTGCTAAATCTATAACGTTATTTTCACTTACTATTCTTTTATGTTCACATCCACAACTTAGAATTTTTCCAGATTTAAGATGGTCAGCTCTTACACTTTTGATATTCCCGCAATCGCATTGGCAAATCCAATAAACTTTACAGGTTTTTCCTTTTGGTTTACTGTTATCTCTTTCTAAAACAGTATATTTCCCAAATCTTTGTCCTGTTAAATCTATTATTTTACTCATATAATCACCTCTAAATATAAGTAAAATAAATGTATTAAAGCTCCACATTTTTGGGATATTTTAGTCCTCCACTTCGGCATAATCAGAAAGAAGAATTCTCGCGCAGTCTTCAAAATTTTCACATTTTGGTCCATATTCTTTTCTTACTTCTTTAAAATTCTCTCCATACCAACACCAATTATCTACCCCACCAGCGTCGAGAGCCTCCAATTCAATAGAAGAAGCAAGTAATTCAATAAGTTCACTTTCGCTTATTTTATAATATTTTTCCATATTTATTTCTCCTTTCCTTATAATATAATTATAACACAAAAAGGGAGTTTTGTCAAGACAAAACTCCCGCATCTGATAAGAAATTAACTGCATTCCGAGTAAGCTCTAAAATGCCACTGTTATTTTCAATAACGAAATCATAAAAGTAATTTTCTATACACCTATCTGCATGATTAGATTCGATTGGTTTTACTCTATTATTTTTTATCAGTAAAGTAATCGCATCGAATTCTTCCGCTAATCTCCCCAGCTCTTCTGGCTCTCGACAATGCACAAAAATGGCATCAACATTACCTTCTTGTTCAGCCTCTAATTTCTTCTGTCTAATGTAATTAGCTGATAAGTCAGAGTATTGGGTAGCTAAATCTTTTAAATCAGAAAGAAATTTCCTTGACCTCTCATCTTTCTCTCCATTCCACCCCATAATTTTTGCCGCTTCTTTTATTAAATCAACAGTAGAAATATTCCAGATATGTCCTTTTAAATGTTCTCTTTGACAAATCTGGACAAAGGTATCTTTTCCTACCCCACCGGCGCCGTTAATTAAGATTATTTTCATTATTCTATCTCTCCTATCTTTAAATCAAAATAATTACAAAAAGAAATAAACGTGTCTTGTTCAAGATACGTATAATTTTCAGTATTTTTTGATTTTCTTATTTTAGATATTACTAATTTAATAAAATCTTTATCGTTTAAAAAAGCTTTTTTTAAGATATGATTTTTAAATAAAGAGTATAAATTAGCATCAATTATAGACACTTTATTTTTTTCATTGCTATATTTTTGATTATTTAAGCTATATTTAAATAGTTCATAATAATTATAAATATAACTAATAACACCAGCAAATTTTTCTTTTTTAGTATTAAATAAACCCCTTTTTAATAGTATTTCTAAAGCCTGTGTTTGCCCAATTATATAATCAGGAATACTTTTTATTAAAAAATCTTTATCTTTTCTTGTAATTGAATCTTTATTATCCACCCACAATACTGTTGTAATTGGAATTTCATATATATTTTCAGCAATAGCATAAGCAAGAGTATTAAAAGCCGCATCTTCGTTATATTTTATTTTTTTAGAAAAACTAATATTATTATTTATTAAAAAATCATATCTATATACTTTTCCATGAAGCCAAGTAGTAGAACTCTCAGGAGGTATTAATACATCTATTGAATATTTATTTTGTTGTAAAAATTGACTTACTAAAATATCTGGTTTATTTTTACTAGCTTCTCTGTTTAAAACCTCTATCGCATTTGGCATAAGCATATCATCGGCGTCTAAAAACATAATATATTCACACATTTTATTATTGAATAATCCGATTTGGCGTGCCCACCCAGGTCCAACATTCTTAATAAGTCTTATATAATTAATATTTAATTTATTTTTATAAGACTCAATAATATCTATTGGATTTTTATTTGAACAATCATCTACTATAGTAACTAAAAATCTATTTTGAGTTTGCGAGACTAAAGAGTCTAATGTTTTTTTAATAGTTTTTTCAGAATTGTAATATGGTATTATTATATTAATCATTATTTACTCCTATAAGCTGTTTAGAAGATTTAACTGCTAATTTCGCTAATTTATCAACTTCTTCATTTAATTTATCATCACTATGCCCTTTTACTTTATAAAAAGTATAATAATATCCTTTTTCTTTAAGTAAAGATAATCCTTTAAGGAGTATTTCCCATAAGTCTCTATTAGCAACTGGTTCTTTTTTAGAATTTATCCATCCATTTTCTATCCATCTTTTATACCACTTCTGATTTATACAATTATATACATAAGCAGAATCTGTATAAAATTCTATTTCTTTGTCAATATCAAACAACATTTCATTACTATAAGAATGCGTTTCTAAAATCTTCTCAATAGCAATAATAATAGCTTTAATTTCCATTCTCTGATTAGTACTTTTTTCTTCTCTTGAAGTTATCCCTATTTTATTATTATCAATATGAATAATCGCTGCCGCGCCGCCTTGTCCAGGATTTTCCTTACAAGCGCCATCAGTATAAATTTTAATCAAAATTATCTCACCTTATTTATTTAATATTATATAATTACTATAAAATAAAAAAATAGAGAAGTCAAAAATTGACTTCTCTTAATAATTATTCTTCCAATTCAAATCTGATTTTCTTTTTACAATCACTAGAATCAATATTAGACAAGATAAATTTTTCAGTATCTTTCTTTATTATTGCTCTAAGTTTATTAAATTCAGAATCAAACATTTCCTCAGAATCATAGTCTAATTCAACACCGAATTCGTATTCAATAGAAATTTTTATCATTTATTTCTCTCCTTGATACGGAGATTATATAACTTATTAATTATAATTATAATTAAAATTTTTATAAAAGTCAAATTTTATTGGTAAAATTTGATTTTCTTTGAAAAATATACTATAATTAGTAGAGATTCTGAAAGAATCACTATATTTTGTAGAAGGAGGGAACTAAATGACACTTTATACTACTGGTTGTCCTAGATGTGAAGTATTAAAAAAGAAAATGGAACAAAAAGGAATAACAGATTATAATGTATGTGATAGTATAGATGAGATGTTGCGTCTTGGAATCTATGAAGTACCAATTTTAGAAGTTGAAGAAAATTTATTGAATTTTTCAGAAGCTGTTCAATATTTAAATAACTTGGAGGAATAATAGTGAATACAAATATTCGATGTTCTAAAAATTTTACCACTACTTATAATAAACTTCAAGAGAAATACGGAGAAGAATTTACTAAACTCCAAGGTCTTTCAGATGAAAATCTTGGATTAACAACATTTATTGATAATTTTATTGATAGTGATAATACAGCAAATTCTTCTATTGACTCAAATTCAAATATTTCTCAAAAAGATATTGTTTCTTTAATTAGTGAAATGAGTAAACCTCATAGAAAATTATTAGCTTTTAATAAACTTTATTATGAGATGAATAAAAAGTACGGATTTAAAGAAGCGAATAGATTAACAGAATCTTTATGGAATTATGATTTATATCTTCACGATTTTGATAGCTCAACTTTTTATAGTTATTGTTTTGCATATGATATTAAAGATATCGTTGAACGTGGACTTTTCTTTATCGACGGATATAATGCAACGCCGCCAAAACATTTAGATTCTTTTATTCAAATTTTAATGGAAGCTATTGCCTTCCTGTCGAGAAGGCAGTCTGGGGCTTGCGGGCTTCCCAATCTAATTCCATATTTATACTACTTTTGGAGTAGAGACGTAAAAAATGGATATTATACAAAAGATCCTGAGACCTATAAATATCAATGTATTCAATCTTTAATTTATAGACTAAATCAGCCTTGGGTGCGCCAAGACCAGTGTGCTTTTACTAATGTATCTGTTTTTGACCACCCCTATTTTGAAGCTATTTTCGGCGGAGCGACTTTTCCTGATGGAACATTTATGATTGATGAAGAAGAAGAAATAATTGAATTTCAAAAAGACTTTATTAAGGTTATTAATGATATTAGAGAAGTGAATATTTTTACTTTCCCTGTTCTTACGGCTTCTCTTCTTTATCAAAACAATAAATTTGTAGATGAAGACTTCGCGAAGTGGGCTTGTGAAGCTTCAAGAAAATGGAATTTATTTAATTTCTTTACTGATAGTACTGTTAATTCTCTTTCTAATTGCTGTAGATTAAAGTCCGATATCTCTGATTTATATTTTAATAGTATCGGTGGAACTGCATTAAAGGTTGGTTCAATTAAAGTTTGCACTTTAAATTTAGCAAGACTAAGTTATAAAAATTCTACAGAAAAAGAATATTTAATTGAGCTTAAAAATAAAACAGAAGATTGTTTAAAGATTCTTGATATTGTCAGAAATATAATTAAACGAAATGTCGATAAAGGATTATTACCAAATTTTTATTATGGTCTTATTGATTTTGAACATTTATTTAACACTGTTGGTATTAATGGAATTTTTGAGACTATGAAAACTTTTGGATATACTTATAAAGATGAGTTTGATAATACTTTTTATAAAGAAGAAGCTTATAAATTTGGAAAACAAATTTTTAAAGTAATACAAAACACTATTGATAATTTTGTTTTAGATAAAGATTATTCTGTGAATATTGAACAAATTCCTAAAAAGAGTGGGAATATAGCGGCATAATACATAATCCGCTATTAGAAAATTTTCTCTAATTGACTTGGAAGACTCCAATGGAGCCGACAGGGCGCAAGGGTAAAGCTAGCGTGAACGACTAAATGAGAAAACACCATTTTATTTGATGGTGATGCGATAGTCTGAACTTCTCTATAACCAAAGAGAAGAGCAAAATTTAACGATTTTGCCGCCATACGAACACTCAATACAAGAGTATAAAAAGGAGAGTAATAATAATGAAAAAAACTTATGATATTAAAAATTCAGCAGGAAAAGTAACAGGAAAAGTTACTTATGAAGATTTTAAATTTTTTATTGATAATGCTAAAAAACCAATATTAGAAATTTCTGAAAAAGAGATTGTTCAAAAATTACGAGAAAAAAACAAAGATTTAGATTTTTTACTCTATTTATATAACGAATTAACATTAAACATCGGAGAAATCGCGGCAATCTATGAGGTATGCTATTCAAATATAAATAAATTATATAAAAAAATCCCAAATTGGAAAGCCGACGCGAAAGGAAGAAGAAATAGAGCATATGGACATCCAGTTTCAAAATCTCAATCAGAAAAAATGAGTAAATCTTTAAAAGGGAGAGAGGCTCCTTATTATGAACGGACACCAGAAATTAGAAAGAAAATTTCAGATTCTTTAAAAGAATATTTTAAAGAAAATCCTCAAAATCCCGAACCTCATAGAAAGAATTGGAGAAAAGGTGTGTATGATAATGTTGATTTTCATATCGGAATTGGTGGTTCAATATTCTCTTTAAAAAATAATAAAAAAATCCGTTTTAGAAGTTTATTAGAACTATTTTTTATGTTAAAACTAGAAGAATCAGAAATTAATAATTATTTATATGAACCTATTCATATAGCTTTAGAAGATGGACGTAGTTATACGCCTGATTTTTTAGTAAACAATACAATAATTGAATTAAAATCAAAAAAATATATAGAAAGAAAAGGAGGAGAAGTTCTTCAAAATTTCTTATATAAAAAAGAACAAGCTGAAAAATATTGTAATAAAAACAATTTGAAATATAAAGTAATATTTGATGAAGATATTGAATTTGATAGCAGAAGAATGAAACATTTTATTAAAGACAATCCTCAAATAGTAAAAAAATATAATATTACTTTTATAAATCCAGAGCGTATGGTTTAAAAGTAACAGAATGGCAGAACAAGCAGCTATAAAATTATTAAAAAGTGACAAATTACTTTATCCTAATAAAGTTATCGAAGAACTACCTTTATATGGAAATCAGTGGATTCCATTAGGTACAAAAACAACTATGCAAGAGAGAACAAAAATTTGCGCGGCTTTTGATAGTTATTGTAATGGTGGTTGATTTAATCGGGCTACCAAAGTAAATCTGGTGAACGCTTTCTCAGCGGTGTCATATGATGTTATATGGCTAACGGTGGACACCTATAAGGCAATACCGTGCTAAGTCTTAAAAAAGAAAAGTGTAACGACTATCTGTGATGAGTGTAGCAGAGTAGATAAGAGATGAGAACTTATCGAAGCGCCAGACCGCAGTGGCAGGAAAACGACCAAGCGGAAGATATAGTCTAGGAGAATAAATAAATGAAATGTAATCAATGTGGGAAAGAAATTCCCGAAACTAATCAATTTTATATTAAATACAATGGAAAATCTATTATTGTCTGTGGCAAGCATTATGCACAATATAGAAAATATGGGCATTTTTTAGATTCTACTCAAAAAACTTGCTTTGACGCTAATGAATATGAAGTATGCGAAGAAGGAGTTTGGATTTATACCTTTAATAGGAAGAACGAACCTTCAGGTAAATTTCTTATTGATTTAGAAGATTTTGATAAAGTTATAATAAAAAAATGGAGATTTTGGCAAAATAGTTATTATACTGGTAATTTTAATCCAATATCGATTCATCGTTATCTTATGAATCCTAAACAAGGAGAAGTAGTTGACCATATTAATGGGAAGAGATGGGATAATAGAAAAGAAAATTTAAGAATTACTTCTCAAAATAAGAATTTAATTAATAAAGATATGATGAATAATAATAAAAGTGGAATTGCAGGAGTATGGTTTGATAAAGAGAGAGATAAATGGTGCGCAGAAATACGGATGGATAATGTAAAATGCTTTTTAGGAAGATATAAAGATAAGAGCGATGCCGCATTTGTAAGATTCTATGCAGAAAAACAGTTATTTAAAGAATTCCGTTCTACAAGAAATGATAAGGTACTAATTCCTTTAGCAAAATCTTCAAAAAATAAAGAAAAATTGATTAATTATACAAAAAAAAGATTACAAGAAAAATTCAATTTATTTGTCGATTGAACACATAAATATTGAGAATACTTTTAAAGATTTTGACCAAGCGTGGTATATGTTGAACTGGGTCGCACAACAAAAAGTAACTTATTTTGCTTTTAATAGTAAAGTTTCTCAATGTAAAAATTATCATAGTTTTTATGGAGATATTTGTCCTATATGTGGAGAGCAAAAAGATGCAGAATATACTCGCACTGTTGGATTTTATACTCCAATAAGAACTTGGTCGGAAGAAAGAAAACAAGAATACTCTTTGAGAAAATGGGAAAATCTTAATAAAGGAGAATAAATAGTGGTCATAAAGGGACTTGTAGATGAAGATTTTATTAATTATAGGAAACCTTCAATGTTTATAATTTTCCCCTATTGTAATTTTAAATGTGATAAAGAATGTGGGAGAAGAGTTTGCCAAAACTCTTCTCTCGCCAAGAAAATAAATTTTTCTGTAGATAAAGAAAAAATAGTTAAAAGATATTTAAATAATAGTATAACAAAGGCGATCGTTTTTGGTGGATTAGAGCCTTTTGATTCTTCTGTAGAACTTATAGAATTAATAGAAGAATTCAGAAAATATACTGAAGATGATATTGTTATATATACTGGATATACTGAAAAAGAAGTTTATGATATTTGTTATAGTTTTTTAGCTAAATATCCGAATATTATTATTAAATTTGGACGTTTTATTCCTGACCAAGAAAGTCACTATGACAAAACTTTAGGAGTTGAATTAATGAGTCCAAATCAATATGGGAGGAGAATTTCGTGACAATAAAAGTAAATCCTGATAAAGAATTTGTTAAAGAAATAAGAAAAAAGATAAAACAAAATGATGGATATTGTCCATGCAGAATAATTAAGAATGAAGATACTAAATGCATTTGTAAAGAATTTTTAGAGCAAGAAGAAGGGGAATGCCATTGTGGACTTTACTATAAGATTAAAGATTGACATTTTATAGTACTTCTTTTATAATTTTCTAAGATAAAATAGAAGAAAGAAGTGTTTATTATGAATTTCAAAAAAGAATTTTTAAAGAAAACTCCTGAAGAACTTCAAGAATATCTTAAATTTAAAAGAAGGCATTCTATCAAAAAATCTAAAAAAGGTAAAAGTTCATATTCAAGAAAGAATAAAAATAATATTGAATATTAGTATTTTCTATTGACTTTATTTTATAACTATGATATAATATTATTATAAAATATAGAAAGAAGAATACTATGGCAAAATTATCAGAAGATAAAATTTTTGAAATTATTAGAGTTTATAAAGAAACGGGAATATATTCTAAGACTGCGAAAATTGTTGGAGTTTCGGCGGCGACAGTAAAGAAATATACTTCAATGAATATTGAGGCACCGCAATCTATCATTAAAAATAAATTTACTAAAGAAGTTCCTCCTATTGGTTCTTTTAATTGGTCTAAAGATAACATCAATAGACTAGGATATTTATCAGAAGAAGAGAAAAAAGAAATTAAAGAATTATGGGAGGAATTATAATGAGTAATAAATACTTTGAAGCTATTGAAAGCCCTTATTTAAAAGATTCTTATTTCATTAATTATAAAGATAATTTCTATAATTTTATTCATTTTACAGATGGCTCTTATCGTGTATATGAAGCAAGAATTTTTGGTTTGTCTTTTGCAGATTATTTAAGAATGGCACGAGATATTTACGGCGCGACAATTCAAGGAAAAGGACATACATATCCTATGTTATATTTTAATAAAAAAGAAGAAGCGGATAAGTTGGCTAAAGACTTAGAAGTAAGATTTAAGTATCTTATAAATAATCTTTCTTAATATTAATGTAATTATTCTGCTGTACTTTCCTATTAATATTTTTACTTTTTATTGATAGGAGTGATAGAATGGCTGAGGTCTTAGGATTTGTTGAAACCTTTTTAGGATACCCCTTACAGATAGTTCTTATTTTATTGGCATTAGGAATATTTTTATATTGGTTTATAAAAGAAAGACCAAAAAATTTAAAAGTTCAAAATGAATTGGTTAATACTATAATGGCTGAATGTAAAGAGCAAAGAGCTGAATTATTAGAAGAAAGAGAAAATTTCTTTAAGATAATGGAAGATGATAGAATTCAAAATACTAAAATTTCCACTTTATATGATAAAGCTTTAGAAAATAGTACAAGAGCTATTCAAAATAATACTGAAATTATTAAAAATCAAAATACTCACGCTCAATTAACTAATCAAACTCTTGCCTCATTGGGAGATTCTATTGGTAGAACAGAAGAAAAATTAGAAAAAATAGAAGAAATTCAACAAGATTCGCGCAACAAAATTAACGAATCTATAATAATTTTACAAAATATACACGGAGGTAAATAATATGGCAAATTTAGTTAGTATTTTAACAATTTTAGCTGGATTATCCTTCTTATTACAAGTGGTATTAGAAAGAGTTAAAGATATCGCACCAATAATTGGTGGAACTTATACTTTCTCCATTAAAAGTGTAAATTATAAAGTTTCTCCGCTGAACTTTATTTCTTTAGCTTGCGGAATTGGATTAATGTTTGCGATAGGTCAACCAATTTCTTTGTTTGCCGCGTTAGGATATGAAGTGCCAATAGTTATAAATCACATAGTTAATGGTATTTTAATTAGTGGCGGTTCAGGATACATCCATAATATCATTGATAAAATTGAAAAGAAAGGAGAAGCTGAATAATCAGCTTCTTTTTTTATTGACTTTTTTAAAATAAAACGTATAATAATTATACAAAATAAAAAATAATTATTTATATAGAAAGGAGTAATTATGGAGTATAAAGGCTATCAGCACATTGAAAGACTTGGTACATCTGAAGTTGAGGGTATTCTTAATGGAAAAGTTTATGTTTATCCTAAAATTGACGGCACCAATGGTCAAGCATGGTTTGATGGAGAACAAATTTTTGTGGGGAGCCGCAAGAGGTTTATTACTCCTGAAGATGATAATGCTGGTTGCGCGAGAGCAATTCTTCAAGACGAAAAGATTTGTAAATATCTTAAAGACCATATAGAGTATCATTTGTTTTTTGAATGGCTTGTTCCTCATACTATTAAAAATTATGAAGTGGACGCTTGGCGAAAACCATATATTTTTGATGTAGCAGTAAAAGGAGAAAACAATACTTTTAATTATCTATCTTATGAAGAGTATTCGGAAGATTTAAAAAGATATGGTTTAAATATTATTGAGCCATTATCAATAATTGATAATCCTACTCAAGAAGAATTAATGAAAATTGCTGAAAATAACCATTACCTTATGCAGGAAGGCTTCACAGGCGAAGGCGTAGTAATGAAAAATTACGATTATTTAAATAAGTATGGTCGAAAAATTTGGGCAAAACTTGTTTTAGCAGAATTTAGAGAAAAGAAAAAAGAAAAGGCTAATAAACCTAAAATCAATATTCAAAATGATATTGAATTAGCTATTGTTGAAAAATATATTACCGAATCTTTTGTGCAAAAAGAAAAAGCTAAAATCGAAAATGAGGTTGGAGGATGGGAGTCTAAATATATCAAAAGACTGTTATCTACTATTTGGTATTCTTTTATTAAAGAAGAATCATATAACTTTGTTAAATTTTACAAAAATCCAACTATTAATTTTAGGGAGTTGAACAGGTTATGTCTACAGAAAACGAAAGAAATTCTCGGGATTTAACTAATGATGCTATCATATATAGGAATCCCAAAGTTATCATTCTTTCTCTAGAAAATTGTCTTATAAGTGAAACAAAAAGAATCACTAATTATTTTGCAAATAGAGGTTTCTCTATTTTAAAATCTTCTGGCTATACTTTAAAAATATATGGAGATGCTTCACTTTTTCAAATTTTATTACGTTCAATCCCTTATAATATCTATTTAAAAAAAATTAGAAATAAATATTTTTTTGAAAAAATTTATAATTAAAGGAGAAATAATAAATGGCATTAATTATTACGATTGTACTTACAGCATTAGTTGCAGTTGCTCTTGGTTTTGGGAAAGAGCAAATTGAGCATATAAAAATGAATGGTGAAATATATTATACTAAAGGTGAATGTTTAAAATGGACGCTTAAAAGAAAAAGAGTTGTACTCTGCATTTTAGTACCTATTATTATGGCTATTATTTGTTCAATTTCAATCGTACCGACTGGGTATACGGGTGTAAAAACAACTTTTGGTCAAATTAACGAAAATCCGCTACCTTCTGGTCTTAATTTTAAAATTCCTTTTGTACAAACAGTCGAATTGGTAAATAATAAACAGCAAGACCTCTATTCTGAAAATCAGATTTGGGGCGAATCGTCTGAGCGAACCGCGACATACGGCGCGCAAATTACAGTTTCTTATAAAATTAACCCCGAAAAATCTGCTTGGATCTATGCCAATGTAACAGATTATAAGAATACTCTTATCCCTAATGATTTAATTGCGTCTGCAATTAAGTCTGCTATGGTGCAACTTGATTCTACAAAAGTCACACAAAGAAGCTTTATTGAACCTTTGTCAAGAGAGATGCTTGTTGCCGCACTTAATGAAAAGTATGGTGAGAATGTTATTGATGTTCTTAAAGTAACTATTAATGATATGGACTTTGAAGAATCTTATAAGACAGCTATCGCTAATAAACAAATTGCAGTAATGCAGAAAGAGCAACAGGATATTGAAAATCAAAAGATTATTGAAAAAGCGGAGGCAGATGCGAAAGCAACTATTACTCAAGCGCAAGCACAAGCAGAAGCCAATAATCTTTTACAAGAATCATTAAATGAAGAAGTCCTTTATAAACAATATTTAGAGAAGTGGGATGGTAAGCTTCCGCAAGTAACAGGCAGTGACTCTACTGTAGTTATGAAAGATTTTTCTTAATAATTAAATAATAGAGAAGAGTGTGTATATCACACTCTTTTTTTATTGACAAAAATACTTTTTTATATTATACTAATATTAGAAAAAAGAAAGGAATAATTAATATGCTTTATTTAAGAAGTTTCATAGAATTATCTATTATTGTAATTCTTGTTATTATGATGTTAAAAGAAGAAAAATTAATAATTTTTGAAAATAAAGTTATTAATTATTTAAAAGAATGGTTATCTGTATTTAAAATTGCTAAATCAAAAGAAATTGGATTTTCTGATTTTGCTAAAATTTTATACAAAGCTTGGAGAGAAAACTGATAAGGAGATATATAATGTTTACTTTAGATTCAAAATATGGAGAAGTAAAAGTTTTTGCAAAAACTATTGAGCAAGAAGCTATTAGACAGATTATTAATATGGCAAATTCTCCTCTTGGGAAAGATGCTCATATTAGAATTATGCCTGATGCTCACGCAGGAGCTGGATGTACAATAGGAACTACTATGAGAATTACAGATAAGGTATGTCCTAATCTGATTGGCGTGGATATTGGCTGTGGCGTCGATTTAATGATGTTAGATGGAACTATTAAGTATCGATTAGATGAATTGGATAAAGTTATTAGAGAGTGGGTTCCTTATGGGCAAAGAGTACAAGAGCATCAAGTATTATCTAACAGTTTCTTCGCTGATAACCTCTATTGTTGGGATAAATTAAAAGAGGAAACTAAATTTTTAGCTACTCGAGCGCTAGGCTCTCTCGGCGGAGGTAATCATTTTATAGAGGCTTATAACAATGATAATATTTGCGCAATTTCAGTCCATTCAGGTTCGCGCAATATCGGATATAAAGTCGCGCAGTATTATCAAAAATTAGCAGAAAAAAAATTAGAAAAAATTAAAAAAGAAGATTTAAATAAACTCATCGAAGCAGTTCCGCCGTGCGAAAGAAAATCTTTTATTAAAAGATATAAAGAAGAAAATCCTTCTGTTAATAAAGAACTTGCTTATTTAACAGGAAAAGATATGGAAGATTATCTCCACGATATGCGTTTTATGCAAAAATTCGCAATATTTAATAGAAAATTAATTCTTGAAATTATTAAAGAAGAAATGCATTTAACTGTATCTAATATAATTACTTCCACTCATAACTATATTTCTGAAGATAATATTCTTAGAAAAGGTGCAATTTCTGCTAAAAAGGAAGAAATTTTAGTTATACCTATGAATATGAGAGACGGAATTTTGCTTTGTCGCGGTCTTGGAAATAAAGATTGGAATGAATCTGCTCCACACGGTGCAGGTCGTCTTTACTCACGCTCAAAAGCGAAAGAACTTTTTTCTGTAGAAGACTATAAAGCATCTATGGGAGGAATTTATTCTACTTGTGTAAATGAATCTACTCTTGACGAAGCTCCTTTTGTTTATAAAGAACAGAAAGAGATTGAAGAAGCAATTAAACCTACTGTTGATGTTTTAGAACATCTGACTCCCATTTATAATTTCAAAGCAAATTAAATTTTGACTTAATTCAAAAAATTAAGTATACTTAAATAAAAGAGAACAGATAAAACATGCCAATTTTAAGGAGGTATTTTATGACTGGTCATCTATCATTTATTATTTCTCTTTATACTTTTAAGAAAGGAGAGAGAAATGAATAAAAATAAAAATAACTTAAATCTTTTTATTCTTTTATGCACTTTTTTAATTTTCGTGCAATCACTTTATATCGGTTATTTAAAAGAAAACCCTATAGTTAGAGAAATTCCTGTTGAAAAAGAAGTTGTAAAAGAAATTGAGATAGAAAAAGAAGTTATTTCCGAAGTATATATAGAAGTTGAACCTAAGCAGGTCTATGAAGTTACAAGTGAAGAAAGAGAAATGATTGCTCGTATTCTTTATAGAGAGGGAAATGGATGCAGTTTAGAATGTCAAAAAGCGATTGTTTCTGTTATTTTTAATAGATACGACGATTGTAATAAAGAAATCTCAATAAAAGATTTAATTTATGCAAAAAATCAATTTACCCCTGTTGAAACTTTAAATAGAACTACTCCTACTGAAAAAAATTATGAAGCTGTTGATTATGTTATAAAAAATGGTAGCACTCTTCCTAAAAATGTGAAGTATTTTAGAGCAAATTATCACTTTGATTGGGAAGGATATATAGGGTATACTGTTATTGATAATGTATATTTTGGTTATGTGAGTAAATAATTTGACTTTTTGGTAAATTTTTGGTATAATATATTTATAAAATAAAGGAGATGATATTTATGCGCAAGTTTTTTGTGTGTGATATTTGCAATGAATCTTATAATACGGAGGAGGAAGCTCTTTCTTGCGAAAACAAGCACAAGGAAGAAGAAGTCCAAAAGAAAGCGCGAGCAGAACAAAAGTCTAAAGATTTAGAAGAAATCAATACTTTGGTTGATGCTTTTTATGAGAAATATAAAGAGTATCCCGTCTGCAAAGTTCGTAAAATTAAATTAGAAGATTTTTGGGATAGTCTCCAACGTGAAGTTTTCCATTTTTAATTTTATTGACTTTTTAGAATAGTTTGATATAATATTTATAGTGATTGAGAGAGAAATTTCTTAATCAGATCGGAAGAGCGTC